GTTGATTCTTTTTAATCTTCATATTGGCATCCCCGAACCGAATTATCTTTTCTTTACCGTTCTGGCATGCCTTAACAACAAACTTTTTACCTCCAGAGACCTGACGCTTAGGCTTGTTACAGGCCATTTTACTTTTGTCGATCTTCGCCATTACGCCTCCTAGGTTTAAAGAAAGGGGGGCCGAAGCCCCCCAATCGAGCTATGAGCAATCTACAACAAGTGCCCAAACTTTGATCTTTGCCAAATCGGTTACAGCACCTGATACACCAATAAGCATATCAATAGTGTCTGCGTCCTCAAAGTAGTGACCATTGTTATTGGCAATCAAAAGCGCACCGTTCGAATTAGTAGTGCCCGCTGCGTTAGCGTCGCCACCATCAACGAATCCATCTACATCGCCACCGGTAAGACCGATGTCAAATGTGGATGCTGCGCCTTCAAGAGTCGTAGTAGTTGCACCAACTGCCATCACTAAAGTGTTAGCTGGTATTTGAAGCACCTCGATAGAGTCGCCAGCAGCAAGAGCTGTAGCACCTGCTGTGACCCTAGCTGCAGTAATTGCAGCAAAATCAAGAGTAACTTCCATGTACCCGACATTATTAATGCCCGCAGCAACATGTGCTGCAGAACCTTTATTAAAGCCGTGTGAGTCTGTATATGCAGCCATTGTTCATACCCTCCTTATACAGTAACAATCATGGTTGCTAGAGCTTCTGGCTTAGTAACTTTGTAGCCATAAACTTGCAAACCACGAATGATGTTGCCGAAAGTAGTCTCTGAACGGATAGTCTCCATATTTGTCATCTGAGATGCAAATGTAAAGCCCATCTTATGACCACCGATTACACTGAACTCACCGCCTGAAGTTTTCTTTAGGTTGTGAGATACAAATACTGTAAATCGGTCAATCATACCTAGACGACCATTGCGAAGAGGTGATGTAGTATCACCGGTGATAGACGCATCTTTCAGGTCTGATTGCTTGATTAAGCCAGCCATCTTAGCAGGAATCACTAGAAAGCGATCACCTTCAGGCGCATTAGCTTCGTCAAGAACTGTACCCATATCCACAATCTTATCAATGACGTTAGTCTTTGTAAGAGCTTCAGGAGTACCTGCTACACCAAGATCAATGTTACCGGAAATAGCGCCAGCTGTTGTGCCTTTGTTATTTGCGGATACATCTGGTAGCAGATCAGTCAGAACACGCTGGTCGATTTTGATCTTCATACGCTCTGAAGCGTCTTTAGACCACATATCCATCAATGCGATGTCAGACTGAACTTGATCAACATCGTCTTCGACGCAAGCAAAGTATTCACCTTTGTCGATAACTAGTTGCATTTTAGCCTTGTCAGGGTTTTCAACTGCAAGAGTCTGTCCCTTGACATAGGATTTGATGGTGATTTCTGGAGTGGTTCGGATATTAACCGTATCACCCATGCTGCGGATTTCACCTTCGTAGTCAGTGTTTGAGATTGCAGCCAAGACAGTAGCATCGTAAAAATTTTCGATGAGCTTGCCTGACCAAATCTCAGGTATAAAGTTACCCGTGTAATTCGGGCGACCTGGAGATACTGCAAAAGCCATGTTAGCCTCCTTTAATTAGCAGTGACTATGCGACCTTCCCGCTGTGCAGCGAAAATGTCACGTTCGATTCGGCCACGCTCCTCCTCACGACCTCGATACTTACCCTTACGAACAGAAGTAAAAAACTGCTCGATGTCTGCAGGTGAGTATGTTTGGCCCTCAGATGGTACAGCACTGCTAGCAGAACGACCTCGTCCTGGCGCAACTTGCTTTTCCAACTGATCAGAAGAAGCCTTCCGATTGGTTTGAGCAACTGGCACACTATTCGCCCCTGGCCATGAATTAAAGAAATTCGCTACTCTGGGAGCATCTAGATTCTGCTGAGCATCCTCTAAATACACTTGACGCGAAATACCTGTTAGGGGGTCAATTTCTAACAACCAAGACTGAAAGTCTGCATCATTATTAATATCATTCCACTGAGGTACTTTACTTGAAAGATCGGCCCAAAACGTCTGCTCAGTATTATGTGCTTGCCTTTGCGTAATTTGATTTACCTGTGGTACTACGCTGGCTTGCAACTGTTTAACTGTCTGCTCTAAACTAGCTACACGAGCGTTGGCCGTAGCCACTTCCTCTTTTGCAGCACGCCGCATAACACCAATAGAATCACCGTACTCTTCGACATCCTTATCTGTGATCAGCGGTTCGCTATCTACAGCAGGCATTTCTTGAGGGGCGGACATTGTGCTAAGCAACTGTTCCATATTAGAGACACGGGATAGTAATTCACGATTTTCCGCTTTCATACGCGGAACGTCTGCGTTGTACATTCCCTGCAGTGTTTTGTACTTCTGTTCCCAAGTATCTTTACTCTTGGTGTCTGGTTGTCCTTGCTCGTTAGTTACAGACTGGGGTGCATCATTCGCAGCACTGTCGGAATCAACCTCTTGTACAGGCTCCTGAACAACTTCCTCTGTAGCCTCAGGGGTTTTATCCTGTGCTTCAGATTCGCCGTTTAGATCTTTGTACAACTGTTGTACTTCCTCAGATTGCATTTGAACTTGCTTTGGTATTGCCATGTTGGACGCTCCTATCGGTGTGCGTAATTAACAGCTGTCATTGTGACTTTGCCGCTATCTCAGGGGACTCACTCACGAACTTCGAAAGTTCAGTCAGAATTTGACACCGCCCCTGTGCAAGTGCCGTATTCTGTGCAACGCTGGGTAGCTGCTCTAGCTCATGCATACGCCATTCCTTTAGCCATTCGGCTATAATCGGGTATTGGCGCACACTTGTGGCTAGTGCCTTAATAACTTCAGGAGGAGGCCGAATCATGACGCTGCTCCTGTGTCGCGGTTACTAACTGTGTTTGCATCTTGCCCACCTTTTGGGGTTCCGTCAGGCTGTGTTGGTGTGCCCTTGCCGCCTGCTGCTTGATCTGCCTTAGCGGCCTCAAGCTGCATTTTAGCTGACATACGCGTCATATAGCCTTCCTTTTCCCTAGATGGAATGATGTCATCCACAGGCATTTGCAACCCTTTAGCCACTTCGCGAAGAATCGCTGCACGGCCTTCTTTACCAACAATTTCCATGTCGATCTGGTTGGCGGTTGCGTTAAGAAACTCAAGACGGCGAATGTTAACAGTCTCTTTGACTGCCAGATTGATCGAGCCTTTTGGCATGATCTCAACATCGCCTTTAATAGATTCGTCCTCATCGTACCTCATATTGTATACGAACTGACGGTGTACAACTGGTTTGATCACATCACTATCAATGTGCATAACCACTTGTCGAATACCTTTACCGGCTGCGCCCATAAGCATAGACAGCCCTGATGATGTACGCCCTGCACCCTGCACATTCAAATCACCATACACATAGGAAGGTATTCCTGAATGATCATCTGCTAGTTTACTAAACTTGTCATACACACCAAGTAACGTGTTTGCATTGTCGTCAGGTTGCGTAAACCTTACAGCAGGTGCGCTTGAACCTAGCGGGTCGTTCGTGACTTGCCAGATTTTCCACGGGTGGAGCTGCGTGATGTCTTCGTTGGGCGGGATTCTTTCGAGGTTGACTTCGACTTGGGGGCCGGACGAGATCCCCATATTGTTGACCAAAGCCCTCGCGGCAGCGTTAGTAACGCTTTGAATATCTTCAATAATTTCTGGAATACCGCTACCCCAGAACGCGCCAGGACGTTTGATGAAAGAAGTTTTAGCATAAGGTTTCTCCCCTAATGGATCATAGTTAAGGATAGCCTTGATAACATAGTCCCCCACGATCCAGACGTTTGCGTCATACTCGCGGTGTTCATCATCTATTTCTTCTTCATCAAGACCCCACTCGATAAGCATTTTACCTGTAACTTTACCCCAAAACTCTAGGGCATCAAAAATTTCGGTAGGTCTGTTAAACGAATGAAACTTACGTTCTTCTTCGTCTTTGGCTAACTCTACATCTTCATTAATCCACGATTGCCCGTTTCCGTACTCTAATACTTTACGGATAGCATCGTCGTCATATCCTGGCACACCAACAAGTTCTGCTAGCTCTGTACGGCTTAGCGGGTGGTGTTCAAAAATATAACCTTCATTAAGTGTAGAAATTCCTGGCTCTGGGTAGATTCTAAACGGGTCTACTCTTTCAAACTCAGGAGCAATAGTTTCTGTTGCTTCTACAACAGTTTTACCATCTGCGCCTCTAGTCCAGCCTAATCTACGTTGTCTACGAACCACTGGCCCTTTTATAAAAGCACATGGGTAAGTAACCAGATCGGTAATAAATTCATTAAATGATTCACCCCATCCGCCTTGTGCAAACTGGTCACGAATCTTAACATCCATTTTTTGTGCGCGATTATCTGCAGCTTCTAGCAGTTTAAATCGATACTCTTGTGACACCATTTCTTTTAGCTCAATCATTTCATCAGCTGATGGCGCACGATCCTCATTCTCAACAATACGCGTAACTACTGAAGCAAACGCATTTTGCAGCTCTGCTGTTTGTTCGGGCGATAGATCTGGGATTGGGGTGGGGTTTAGACCCCAAGGGGGAGTGCCTGTGTCTAGTAGAATATCACGCAACCAACTTTCTGCTGCGCGACATTTAACCTCAGTAATCATCATATAGATGTCTGAGCCGCCCTGTTCGTGAATCTGTGCTAGTTTATCTGCTTCATACTCTCCGTTACGTTGGCGTAAACCGCGTAACATAATGTTTTCAATAGGTTTCTTAGCCTGTCGTGCAGCATCCCAACACTCACGCAAATGCGAAGCAAGGCCGAGAACAACAGGATTAGCTTGGCGTGCAGCCAACTCCTTGTCGATAACTTCCTTCTCACGTTTGCGAAGCTCTGAATTACTTACAACATTAAGCACCATTAAGGTTACTCCTCTTTATCCCTATCTTTATCTTCCGTTACAGTATCAGGATCGTTTTTATCTGTATATACTTTGCCACCGCTTTTGTACATACGAACTTTACGCTCTGCCATCCCACTTGTATCCATCTTTGGGTTATCAGAGTATACAGTGTAAGGTTTACCACAACCACATGGCATTCCGTTCTTGTTCATATCTACACTTTCCGCTTCGGCACTAAGCCACCGTGTTTATACTTTGCTGCCAAATCAGGGTTCATCTTTTGTTGAACTTTTTCTGGCAGCTGGGAGAAACCTTTATACGGCTCTGGTACTTCTCCACCATGTTTATACTTACGAATTACACCACCCTTTGCCATCTTCTTACCCTTGGTTACTTTCTTAGGGTCAAAGCCTTTTGATAGAAAAAATTGCATTAGGCTCATACTGTCAGAGGCTGGGCCATCGAAGTACTCTGCGCGTAATTCTTTTTCTCTATTGTCCATAGGGCAACTCGCTTTCTTTACACACCTATAGTGTACACTTAAAGTTATACATGGCAACAAGTTTCAACGCAAGTAAAAGAATAACCCCCTGCAGGGGCAATCTGCAGGGGATCAGAGAGGTAAACTATGAAGGTTGTCGCTATGACGCGTAAACTGTATCAAGTCCAGCCTGCTGCCGCAACTCTTTTAACATCTCTACGCTGAGGGATTACCGAACCCTCACCTGCAGTAGATACATGTAACATGAAGTATTGTAAAGCTTCGGCAACATGCGAGTGTTTATTTTTATCTATTGTGCCATTTTTGTGGTGGAACCTGTACCCGCCCATCATGGCTGCTTTTAATTGTGAGCATTTAGGATCTAATAGAAACGCACTGTCGCCGTCTACATGCCGCATCAAAAAGTCATCTACCGCAGACAAACGTGCTGACACGTTGTTTGTCTTGGCTGATATAACTCTGAAACCTTCTGCCCTTATGATGTCAACTGCCGAGCGCTCATCTGTTTGTGCTCGTTGTATACCGGCAGGATCAGTAACAACCAGTATAGGCGCACCACTAAAACGTTCGTATAGTATTGGTTTGAGTATGGTGCGGACGAATCTTTGTATTCCCATATCAAAAGACACTGCCTCATCGAGAACTAAGACTCGCCCGCGAGGATCTTGTTGCCCTATGACTGCCGCTGGTGTCAAGCCCAAATCCATACCAACAACGACAGGGCGCACACCGTTAAGAATAGGCTGCAAAGTTTCATCAGCCATGTGGTAGTCTGGTCTGAAATACTTATAGACTGGTTGTCCTGCTGAGCTGAGTCCGTACTCTCCGTCAATGAACACTCTGATATATTCTTCGCTACGTCCTTGGGTGTCATAATATCCATCTGGTAGATTCTCCACATTTTCAGCGTGGATGCTTCGCCCAGACGGCTGTTTAAACACATCCCACCCATTATCATTTATACTAACCCCGTCTTCTGGGTCTATTTTTTCCATCTGATAATACCACCATGTATCCATAGTCGGGGGGTTAGTGTCACCCCACATACCATGCCATGATGGCCCACCATCTTTTTTAGATGGGAATCGTCCGATACGTTTAGACATCGCGTCTACGATCTCAGCGTTAATGTCTCTACATTCGTTAAACCACGCAAATGTAAGCTCTAGTGAGTTCAAGTTTGCTACATCGTCTGCATCGTCAAGCGCACGAAACATAATCTCGCACTCAACATCGCCTACCTTAAAGAAATAAGTTTTAGTTGTACGCATGAACTGACCGCACGGGCCAGGTGGAAACCAATCA